TATGCTTTGATATTTCTGCAGCAGCTTCCGATATAACTCTATCAATTTCTTTGAGTGCATTTTTTACTGGCAATGCGGCCGCGTTAGCATAAAATTGTAGTGATTTTTGTATGTTTTGTATTTTCTCAGTCAAACCTTCCATGATAGTCTGAATTGACTTCATCGGACTATCTTCATGTGGATCAGGACAAGCAAGAGCATGTTTTCTTTTTAAAACATCATCCTTCTTTACATCACGGACGCACTCAAGATGAACTGCATCTGCAGATTCATGAGTAGGAAATCCTTTAGGTGGTCTCTCAGTTCTAAGTTCAGAGTCTGCTGTTCTTTTTGTAGGATCTCTCTTTTGTGTTCTGGCAAAATGACTTTGAGGTGTAAAGTTCTTACCCCCCGTCAATGCTGTTCTCGTGTTTAGAGTTGTCTTGGAATTGTTTCCAAGAACTCCCATGATGACAGGAACTTGCTTATCCTGATCATCTAAGAAAAATCCAAATACAAAATTTCCCTGCCTAATAGCAGGTGTTTGGAAAGATCCTCCCTGTCCACCACCTGCGGTGATGGGATACATTACCTGAGCCCAGGGTAACTGATCAGATTTAATGGAAGATTCTTCTTGGTCATGAAGACCAATGATTCTAACTTTATAGCGATATCCCCATCCAGGAGTTTGATCTTTATCTTTTATCTTTGATTCACTTATGTTCTCTCGCCACGTTGAATCATCAGCAACTTCTCCGACCCACCAGAGAAAATTACCACCAAGAAATCCTGGATTAAATAACGCTCCTCCTTCCATCAATCCTCGTAAATTCTACATTCGTCTGCGTCTGGATTCTCATCACAATACATCTCAAATGCTGTTGGATCATGGTCTTCATCAGGGTGTGCTGCCTGATACTTTTCAAGGTGATCTAATTCATCTGATACATGACGACGCATTTGAGGAGATAAAGTGGCGTTTTCTAAAAGATCTTTATCGTCGTTAATGTGCTGTTGGATACTTTTTTCTTCGCTCATAATGGAATGTTAGTAGTGTGGTTTCCTTTTCTCCCGAAAGAATCTCTTACAAGATTTAATTTAGTATAGGTCTCTTCGGGTGATATGTAGTGACACAAATCAGCTATAATATATAGACCGCCATATTCTTTATTCAATTTATCTTCCTTCTTTGGTCTGAGACCTGGAGTATCAAGAAACAAAGTGTCTCCTGCATGTAAACTAAAGTCTCCAGGAATAGTTACGGTCTGCATGCCAGTAAATAATTGATTATATCTACGAATAGTTTGATTCATTATTTTCTGCAATTCAAAATTTTGTTCCGTTGATTTATCAATTTGTTGCTGTGTTGTTCCGCTAGGAAGAGTTCCAGTGTCAATAAGTCTATAAGTGGTCCGTGTAAATTTACTATCGGATTCAAATTTATCATTTAACTTTGGCAATTCCTTTGCAGCCAACTCTGTGCCATCCTTTGAGTCATTTGCCGTTTGTTCTATGACCTCATAAAAACAGTTAAATGGATCAAATACAACTAATCTTGTTCCATATGCACCTATTTTAAGTTTTTCTTGAGATCGTATGAGGTTATCTCCTTGAAAGTCTAATACTTTGGTATCATACCCTGCAGGTAAGTCTGTTGTCAAATTATAGATTAAGGACTTTTTCTGCTTTTGCTTAAAAAGACCATCAATAGATTTAAACTTAAATCCCTCAGAGGTTTCAAAAAAGAAAAATCCTCCGGTCTTTCCTTTCTCTCCTGCAACTGTAGGTATTGAAGCTTTAGACAACCAGTTCAGTACATAATATGGTTTCCGATTGTTTCCTATAAAATTATAATTGTTACTAGTCTCTTCAATGTCTAATTTTTTTTCTGTTTTTAAAAAATCAGTCAAGATTCTTCTTATGTGATCTGATATTTTTCCATCAAATCTTACGTTAAGTCTTGATGATCCTCCCTCGTTTCGCAAAAATTCTTCAGATACTAAGTCCAATCTTACCATGGATGATGTACTCTCTTCATTTACTGGAGTAACTTTATTCACATTTAGATTTATTTTAAGTGTTGTGTCATTATTGTCCTTAAATTCCAACTCAACATCTTCTGTTCCGACTAATGGAAGACCCTCTAATACAGACTTGTCGTCTATGGAGTTGCCGGTATCAGCAAAAACTATCTCAGATTTAACTGTGTCTTGCAAAATACTTTCATAATACATGAGACGAACTAATCCGTTAGTTAAATCAACGGACTTATCTGTCTGCTTATTAGAAAGCACTTTTAATTTTGATACTGTGGATGGAACTGCTTGTCTGGATGTTGAATTTGACATTCTTTATTACCTCTTATTTCTATTTACGCACCCTGATATAAAACATCAAACGAACTAGAAGAATCTGAACTAGAAAGCACCACAGGAATCACAGATTTACCTTGACCACCACCATATTGACCCTGAGACACTGGTGGAGGAGGAACCAAAATCGTTTGAGGAGCCAAGGCATCATAAGGAGCATATTCTCGTATTGCTTTCATGACACCATCGTATGTGCTTGCTTTGTTGATAGCAAGTAACATATCCTTTGCAGGACCCATACTATCAGCATCAATAACAATTTCTGCGCCTTTCTCACCCACCAGTGCCAGATGAGGTTCATCTAACGTAACTCCACCTTTTTCATATGCAACATGGACATGATCTCCATGAGTGCTGCTATTCGGTGTTCCTGGTTTTCCATAAAGGAATTCTACTGGTTGTGCATTATTCCTTCTGTTGAATTCAAGAACCTTAGAAATAATTTTTTTCTGGTCTCTTGGCCAAAATCCACCAATATCAATCGCACGATCAACATTATGCCAAGATCTATAGGATCTTTTAAATGATCCACCAAAGTCTGGGTGCTCACTTGCATAACTAAAATCTCCAAGACCATCTGCTGCTTTTGCTGCTGGTGTCAATTCCTTATAGATGAATCTTCCAAGATCGCCCGCGAGTTTAGTTCCTCTTGCACTTCTTACATAAGCACCGCCAGTTCCAGGATTAATTTTACCAGGAATCTGACCAGGACTCTGGGTAGAAGTCATGGAAGTGGGAGATGATATGGGGGTAACGTTTCCTAGATTTGCATCGGTGCTTAAATCTACTCTTTCATTTCTCTTATACGGATCAAATCCCATACTCTTCATGATCTTCACCATGGCACTACTGTATGCGTCAACAGTATATCCCAATCTGATGTTTGCCGGATCAGCATTAGGAGAATATACGGGAGCAACAGAGGCAATACCATCAATGGGCCTATCAAATGCTTCATAATTTCCTGGGTGGTTTGCAGTTCTGTGCCACAGTTTGATATTATCTCTTACTGCTTCATCCAAACTTGGATATACTGTCCATCCAGTTGAAGATCCTTTTCTTGGAATTGTACCATATCCTCTATCACCAGTCTGTCCGAAAGCATTAGTTCTTCCTGTAGAGTTGAAGACACTATCGAGACTATCACTCAAATATCCTGTCTCATGCATTGCTTGAGCAGCGACAATCTCTGGGAACTTAGCATCATGCTTCTTTGCTAATTCATATACAGTCGCGAATGCTTGTTTCTGGCCCATGCCAAGAGGAGCACCTTGAACTCCGGACATATTCGCTGGTCTAGGTGTGGATTCAGGTGTGGATTGTCCTGTCGAAGGTTGACGTGAACGATCTACTGTGGTTTCATTGGGCCCGTCGTCTATTTGTACAGGTTTTTTATCAGAGAAGAAAGTATCATATAACCACTTACCTGCAATATCACCTGCAAGACCACCTAGTATTCCACCAACCAGGTTTCCAGCAACAGGAATGACTGATCCAGCAAAAGCGCCGAGAGCACCAAAAATTGTAGCACCAATCGCAGCAAATGCAGCTCTGCCAACGGGTTCTTTGAATACAAAATAGTTGAGAGCAAAATCAATCAGTCCACCAATAATAGGAATTCTTTTAACAACAGGACTGATAAAGTTTTTAAGAAGTCTTAACCCTGCCCTTGTACCAAGTTGACTTGAAGCACTAATAGTAACTCTTGAAGCACCTCTACCAGCCAATCTACTACCTAATCTACTTGCACCACTACCAGAAGTTACCGTTGGTCTCTGTCTGAGTGGGTTACGTAAATCTGGCCTGCCTGCTGCACCACCACCAGTTGTCGTTACCTTAGGTCTTCCACCTGTGCCTGGTCTAGGTCTTGCACCTGCTGCTGCTCCTGCTCCT